AAATCGGTATCTATGACAATGATAACAGAATTGCCCTCAAAGAATGTGTCCATCAGAACCTCCCAAATCGCTTTACTACAGAGTCGATCCTTGCGTAGACTGTCATCAGAGAATCGATCCTAGCTGCTTTTTTCACCCTCTGGAAAACATCAATCAGATGACCTGTGATAGTGGTCACTGTTGATATAGCACCTGCCAAAGCAATTGATACAGATGCACTGCAATCAGCCGCTACTGAAGTTACCACCTGCCCGGCCAATGCCAGCGAGAGGGATGCAGCCCCACTCAGGCCCGAAGAGGTCACTACCTGACCCTGCAAGCCTCGGATGGTAGACAGAGCAGAGGTTATCCCTGTTGCCGTTATTACCTGGCCAGCAAGCTCTATGATGTTCTCATAGGCGATGGTGAGCGCGCCCTGTAGCCCGGTGACGGTGGATACCACCCCCGACAGTGCTATTACTACTCTGCCGTTTCCTGTGAGGCCTGATGCCGTGATGACCTGGCCCGTTAGGTCCCGGATAACCGAAGGAGTGCCCGACAAACCAGAGGAGGTGATCGCCTGGCCAATGAGCCCCCTGATTACTGAGGCAGTGCTGGAGAGAGCTGATTGTGTGATTACCTGCCCCTGCAGGGCCTTTTGCACGGCGACGCTTCCTGCAAGACTGGATACTGTGACAATGGCACCCGACAGGGCGACTATCCCCTGGCCTACGACCGTTAGAGCGCCGGTCAGGCCCGAGGATGTGATGACAACTCCAGCCAGTGCCTTCAGTGTGGATGCTGACCCGGAAAGGCCGCTTGTGGTGATTATTTGGCCCGCCAGTGCTCGGGCCACTGAAGGAACACCTGTCAGACAGGATGATGTCGCCACCTGGCCCACCATGCCCCGAAGGACGCTAGGAACTGCGGAGAGGCCGCTCGCTGTGACCACAGCTCCAGAGAGGGCTTTAGCAACGGACGAGACACCCTGTAGAGAGGATACTGTGGATATGGCCCCCCTGAGCCCTCTGATGCAAGAGGGGGCGCTTGCAGATGCCGTGATCGTGCTTATCTGACCCGCCAGGGATCGAGCAATTGAGGGAACTCCGGCGAGAGTGGAGGCAGTGGCAACCTGCCCGGCTAGCGCCCTAGATACGGATGCTGCGCCGGCGAGGGTGGTTTGGGTGATGATCTGACCTGCAAGGGCTATGATTTGGCTCAGGGTGAGCGCGCCTGCCAGTGTGGTGGATGTGACGACTTGCCCGGCCACCTGGATCTGCTTACCTAACGCCCCCTGGAGGCCGGATTTTGTGATGACCGCACCTGCTAGATATCTTGCGACTGATGTGGCCCCGAGGAGGCCCGACTTGCTGATCACCGCACCGGTCAGGGCTCGGAGCACGGAGGAGCTGGCAGCCAGGCCGGATTTTGTGATTACAGCACCCGCTAGGGCAACCCCGCCCGTTGCAACGGTGTTTGCCCATCCGATTAGAAAGAAATCCGCGCCAGTGTTTGCGATTTTCCCTTCGGATACCCCTGAAGTATCCGCACCTACAATGATGCAGGTGTGGCAATTCACTCTATAATATATATCATCGCTTGCCCCGTTGCGCCTGAGGGCAAAATCATAGAAGGAGGATGAGGCCACCTCGACGATGTTGGCTTTTGCAGTTGCCGATCCTGCGGTCAGATCGGCGTATGATCCAGTGCTACCAAGCGATATATCAGACGCATTAGTGTTGAATGTGAAATTTTCAGTTATGTACCCGATCAGGTACATGTCGAATGTGTTGTTTTCGATGTACTGCTCACATACACCCGCCTCCGCACCTATTATCCAGTCGCCCTGTTTACGGACGGCGTAATTATGCCGGTCGTCGGTAGATCCGTTCTTTCTCAACCCATAGTCGTAGCTAGTGGTTGAAGTTGGATGTGGCGATAGGATGAGACCTATAGCCGACGACTGACCAGAATTAAGATCTACCCATGATCCGGTTGTGGCCGTGCTGACATCTGTCAAATTTGTTAAGAATGTTACATCTATAAAATACCCAACAATATAAATGGAGATGGTTGTCGAGTTTCTATAAAATTCAAATATATTACTCGCATCTAGCCCCACATACGCCTGCACATGTACTCTTGCGGTTACAGCGTCCGATAGATCATCAGTCGAACCGTTTTTTCTGTACCGATACCTAACGGCAGCAGGGTTTGTATTTATGACACGCAGAGCAACTCCGGTAACACCAGACGGAAGAGAAGCGATATAATCGTCTACATCCACCTCCTCGTAAGCCCCGGTGGAGCTGAGAGTCACGCTCACCGGGTCTACTGCCACGTATTGCTCTGCCATGTCTATCCTATGCTAATAGTCTAGCTCTTACTTGCGCTTCTGAGAGGGCGGGCAATCTGGCCCTTACTTGCGCTTCTGAGAGGGCGGGCATTTCTGACTGTGCTCTGTAATAGTTTGTTATGCGTGTGATGACACGCAAAATCAATAGCGGCCTCTCTACCACAGCCTCCCAGACGTTCTCAACGAACTCCGTGTCCAGCTCAGCCTCGGTCACCTCTTCGTAAAATCCATAGTTCAGTAGCTGAGTCTCGGCTTCTGTCTGCAATACTGCCTTTGCCGCCAGGTAGGCAGGATCTTGCAGGTTATCTTTGTACTGAGCCGTCAGAGCTTGCTTCCTAACAGCCCAATCGTCTCGATAGGCCCGGACCACCGCAAGGAACTCAAGCTGTTCCTCTAGAGAGCCCTGAGATTCTACGTGGGCTCTCCAATCGGCTGCGCTCTTCTGTCTGATCATGTGGTCGCCGTGAAGCTGATATCCAGTGCGCCAGCCGCGAAGCTTGGCGTGTCGTTGGTACCGATGGTCTTTTCTTCGGACAGTGTGCCGTAACAGATGACAGCAGCCCCACTGTTTGTCAAGTGGTTGGCGATGAAGAACGTGTCAAGAGCCCCCCAACTGGCTGAAGCCTGAGGGAAAGTGATTGCGGTCTTGTTATCGACTGCCCCATTAGCAGCCGTGTTCCAGTTTGTGGAGCTGTTCACTACCTTGACCCTGGCATAATTGCCAGCTGAGGGCTCGCCAGTCACAGTCCCATCAGCAGCGACCGCCGTTGCCAGGCCCACATAGACGTTTGCCGGAGCCGTGTACGGCGAGCCAGCCGCCCCGAAGATCAGGCCCAGGATGGTGTTCATCCAGGCCGTGCATAATCCACTTGCTACCATAATTTAGCCTCCTTAACTCTTCCAAGAAGATTGTACAGCCCGATGAGGCACCGCTGCCTGAATGATGGTGCCACAAAAACCAGGCGCATTGCAGCAGGGGGGAGCTTGATGCTGCCCTCCAGAGGTACGATAGGCATAGATCAGGCCCCTTTCTCCGGCTTGACCTCTTCGTAATCGAGTTTCAGGCGACGGCAGCGGTTGGCTGCCTCGGAGCCCTCTTCCATCTCCCAGATCACGCCCGTGCTCTTGGTACGGAATCTGACCGTCTTAGCGGCAGCCACTAGCTCACCACCTTAAGGACTGCCAGCGTGCCCGTCAGGTTCTTTGAGCTGACCTGAAGGTAGCCGGTGGAGTTCATGAACCTGGCAGACTCCAGCGGGCCTATGAACCGGACCTCGTTGCCTCCGTCAGTCCAATTGGATATAGTGAGATTCCCGATATCCGACCGGAAAGCGGGCGGGTTGTCCCCAGCCATGACATTCAGGTAGTTTGTCGCGTTAACCCCAGTCACGTTTACCATGAGTATGAGGTCGTAGCCGCCGGGCCAGGCATAGAAGTTGACTGACCCGTTGCCAAGCAGGGTATCCCATGAGGCGGGAGCGCTGGCATAGTCGTTCTCGTTATCAAGGCTGACGACCTTAGAGATTGCTGTGTATGTTGCCGATGCCGCTCCAGTGAGCAGCATAAGCATTAGCAGGAATGCAAATATCTTTTTCATCTGTCCACCTCAAGCAGGATTGCAGGTCAGAACGCCGAGCATATCGGGATAGATGACCTTAGCGCCAAAGACATTCAGACCCTTGACGGCATCGGCGAACCTCTTTTCAGGCCGGTAGCCCTCGACTTCGGTGATCTGGGATGCGTAAGAGATCGCGTCACCCACGCCGAACATGATCTTGTATTTCGTGCCGGCGGTGTTCGGTACATTGTGAGACTGTAGGACCGTGAACCCGGCGGCCTTTCCAACAATACCATTCCTAAGAGCCTGATCGCTTCCGGACTCGTTGGCCTTCACGAATATGGGCTCCTTGAGCAGCCTGCCATAGAACCAGGGAGGCACAATAACCCATCTACCCTCAGTCGGAACCTTGCTGTCGGTCAGGGCGACCGCTGCATCCACCAGGAGGTTATAGACGTTGCTGGGGTCGCCGGCGCTGTTGTTGGGTGCCTTTGGTACTGCATCTGTGCCTATCAGGTTAGCGGCGGCGGCGTCTGTGTAGAGGCTTGCTATATACTGATCGATAGCATCCCTCATGCCGTACCCCGCCCGGAGCATGGCATTGGCCATTACCTTGGGTTTGGTCTGGGCCTTGTCAATATCATCAACCTGGAAGTTGAAATACTTCTGCTGGTCGATGGTCAGGGTTGTCTGAGCGTCGGTCAGGGTCTCGGGATCGCCGATGTTGGTATTCTTGACATAGTTTCCGACTGTCACGGGTCCGATGCCATTGATTTTGACAGAGGAACCTGCCCCGGAAATTTCGCCTTCATAGTCCCTGTTGACCACGCCCGGCTGTGCATATACGAGGAACTTTTCCAAGTTCCTGGCAATTTCGTTAGCCCATATTGCAGGGATAAAGTTGTTGAGAGTCATTTCAAAACATCCTTAATAATGGGCAATAGATGATGCCCATCACGTTATTTGGCCCGCTTCCATTGCCTTCATGATATCAGCCCTATTGGCATCATATTCTTCCGGCGTCATGGCGCTTAGTTGGGCCTTTGTGAACTTCTTGATACTGTCCTTGACAGGAGGTTTGCCAGATCCGTTTGCGGCGGGCTTACCTTCCGCTTCTGGTGCTTTGCCGATCCATCCGAGAGCCACAAGTTCCTGCACATCTGCAGAGATCTCCTCTTCAGTGGTGCCGGCCACGCGCTTGAGCAGACGGTCCACCTTTTCAGGAGGAGCCCCCGCCCGGAGCAGAGCTTTGGTTTTCATTAGCTCTAGCCTGGTGCCGGTCAGTTCAGTATCCTTGTCTGCAAGGTCTTTGGTCGCCTTCTCCAGCTTCTTTTGGAGCTTTTCCAGCTCTCCAAGATCCTTGCCCTTGAATTCATCGATCTGAGCAGTGAGTTCCTCGATTTGCTTCTGGAACTTCTTTGCAGTCGCTTTCTCTGCTTGAGATGCCCGATCTGAGAACATCTTGTCCAGCTCTTCCTGAGTGAATTCACGTTTCTTTTCCGCTGGTTTTGGTTCCGGCGTCGGAACATTACCGCCTTCAGGCGTAAGAGTGTCAATAGGTTCTGTCATAGTGGTACCACCATCAGTTAGGGCCGATGTCGCCCATCCTCCGGTAAGCCCGGAGTGGCTTGTTTATAATTAGAAATTAATTAGAAATTCATACTGTTCTCTTCTCGGAGCCGGCCAGTCGCGGCAGCGATCATGCTTTCCGTCTCGGGATCGTCTACCATTTCGGCCAGTGCCTCTTTGGGGATGATCTTGCAGATGATCGCGGCCCTCAGGGATGTTGCCCCGTCTATGACGCCCTGCGCCTTCAGGGTGCCGATTGCTTGCGCCTTGGTGAGCCGGATCTGTGCCCTCTCCATCGGGTCATCGGGGATGCCGTCTTGCATATGGACTGTCACATCTTCGGGCTCGTATGCTTGAGAACCTTCGATTCCTAGAGCAGCATCAAGCTTGCTCTTCAGGCTTTGCACCTGGGGAATGGCAACCTTGAGCGCGGTGGCGAATTTTCGCACCTTGGACAGGGTTGGTATTAGCCTGATTCGCAGAGCCGTGCCGCTTTCGGCGTGACCTTCGCCCTGGCCAGCCAAGAGCACTGGGGAGAGCTTCAGCTTGATGAGAAGCTGAACCATGAGTTGGTCAATCTCGCGTTCCACTGAGGCTAGGTCAGCCGCCCATGTCAGGTATGAAGATGGCGGATCGCCCTCCTTGGTTATGATCGCATTTTCGGTCTTGAAGACCCTGCGCTGTAATGCGTGGTCGAAGGGCGCGGCTGTCTCCGGCACCACTGGAATGGGCCGATTGAACTTCGCCAGGGTCTCGAATCTGAAAGCAAATGCCCTGTCCAGGGCCTCAATTAGGCTGTGGACCGATGGCGTATAATCAGATCGCCCATATCGCCTGTCGCTAGTGAGTGCATTGTCGACCCGGACCACTAGCATAGGAGCATTATCGACCTTCCCAAACGGATATTGCTTGCCTTCTTCGTCCACCTGATAGCTGGCGAACGCCGGGAACTCTGATAGAGGGACTTCGGCATTCAGCTTACCATCCTTCAACCAGAAGACCTTGTGTGTGATGCTGCCCGGCTCGTGGATGGTCAGCTTGACATACGACTTTTCGCCTTCCTTGAACTCTGCGAAAAAGACGTAAGCTGTGACCTTCCGGATGTTTCCCGGGTCGGTCACTAGGTAGACGGTCTCCGGATTGGCGGCTGTGATGCCGTCCTGGCTGATCTCATAGAGCCCGATGCCATCCCGGGAGACATCGATGAAGACCTCTTCATCCGGTGATGGGTAGACCTTCGGGGCTTCGATCTCAGGAGCCTCTCCGAGGAGAAGATCCGTGTAGTTGGTCGTCGCGGTTTCAGCAAGCCCGATAATGATATATTGCTTCTTGTCATCATGCAGCTTGTCATTGATGTAAGCGTTATACTTCGGAAAAATATCAAGATGTAGCTCTTCGTAGAGCTTGCGATTCTTCTGGTGCTCTGCTATCCGGTCGCGTTCGTCCTGGTCAGCCGGAGGCCAGGGCTGACCAACCTTGAAGACGTCTAGGGAGTTTATCATTTATTGGCCTCGATGTATTCTTCTGATGCTTTGGCAGATGCAAGAGCGCAATTCTTCAGGATGTCAGCATAGCAGGCTTGATGGCAGTATTTGGAGTTCAGGGTATCCAAACCAGTGATTTGGGCCGATATAGGGGGCTTGAACTCCAGCGAGACCGGGATGGGGATCTGCCGCTCGATTGGCCGGCCACAGAAAATGCAGATCATGAATACCTCAGACAGAGTTGCCATAGATAGCGGACAGCGTCACAGAAATCGTCATTTTGTTTAAGTGGAACTTCTCTTCCTTGCGTTCCGGCCTTTTCGTCCCATAAGTAAGACATCAACTCAGTTATGCCCCGCGTGCAGCCGTTGGCATATAGACAGATCTTATGAGTGAACATCGCGGTGGAGAGGTCTTGTATCTCTTTTGCGACGTCTTTCTTTGTTGCTCCGGATATAGAGAGGTGGGGGTAGTCGCTCCTGAGCTGCTTGATGAGGCTAGAACCGCCGCCACCAGGATCGACCACTATTTCAATTGGCACTATACCGCCATTATACTCCAGGATCTCGCGCTTGAATTCTTCTGAATATGTAGCATTCGTCTTGTTCTTGGTGTAGAACTCTTTCACTATCACCCAGCGACCCAGCGACTGGCTATATCCTGCCAGAACATAGACGGTTGGGTGTTGCTGACCATAATCAGCCGCGACCATCCAGGAGGTTAGGTCTGTTGGCAGCTCCTCAATCACATAGCCGTCTTTGGGCTCTTGTGTCAGGAAGCGATATACCCGGCCTTCTGCAGCTACCCAGAGCCCGAGGATGAACCGGAGGTAATAGACTGTGCCGGGTGGATTCTCCTTGATGAGATCCGCCTTGTACTCTTCTGGCAGTCCCGGGTTATCGTCTAAGACGAAATGCCAGAGCTTGAGACGCATCTCGTTGACGCGCTCGATGTAATC